AATCAGAGATCAGAAAAGTCGCCAAATCTCTTTCTGCCCTGATTATGATGGACGCTGCAAATCAGCTTACAATATATCAGCTACAGAGACTTGTAGATCTTCAACAGGGATTCTTAAAAAACCTCTTTGCCCAAAGAAAATCGGATTGGCGGATCATACTATCTCAGCACACGGACGATTAGGCAAAGATATAAAGAGCATGTTTATTGCAGATGAAGGAATGGTTATTATCTCAGTCGATGCTTCGCAAGCTGAGGCTAGGGTCGTGGCGGTATTAGCAGAAGATTGGGAATTACTAGAAGCATTTGATAAGATAGATATTCACAGACGGACTGCGGCTCTCATGTTTGGATATACTCCAAAATTAGAATTGGGAGTAGATTTTAAACATCCTATTGTTGATCTTCTACCTAAAGATGGACCGGAACGGTTCACAGGCAAGATGATTAGACATGCAGGTAATTATGATATGAAAAAACATCGTTTAATGACTGAGTTTAATACAAATGCTCAAAAGTTTGAAATCCCTATGGATATATCTGAATGGAGAGCTGGACAAATGCTCGACTTATTTCATTCAGCTTCTCCAAGAATTAGAGGGAAGTTTCATGCTGACATTAAAGATGCTATTGACAGTTCTAGAGTACTTATTGATCCTATGGGGGGTGTTAGAATCTTTAATGGCCGTATGGATGATTCTCTTTATCAGGAAGCTTATGCAAATATCCCCCAGAGAACAGTAGCTCATTTAGTACAAGGTGCTATGATAATGGTTGATGAGGAATTAGGAGAAGATAAAACCTTTCTCTGGGCTGAGGAGAAACATGATGCATTTGCTTTACAGGCTCCAGAAAATGACTGGGAAAGATATGCAAAACTTATGAAGAAACATATGGAGACTGCGATTGACTTTAGTATTTATTGCACGTTGAAGAGAGATATAAAGCTAGTCATCCCTTGTGAAGTTGAAATCAGTCGAACAAATTATGCAAGCTTTGAGAAGGTGAAGATATGAGCTTAACTAGACGCGGAGTTTTATTAGCTTTATTTCAAAGCATGATTACCGGGAGCAGCCTAAAATTTATTGATCCCCAGCCTAAAGAATATAGAATTTCAATTCAGATACCGCTAGTAATTACAGATGGAAAGACTGAAGTTAGATATACCCCAGAAGAGATAATGGAGGCTTTAAAGAAATGACCTGTTATATATGCAAGAAAGAGATCATTAATTATCAATCATCTGCTCGTGATAATAACGGTAATTTAATTCACCTCTCATGTTTGATGAAAATTAAAAAATGACAAAGATTTGTCTCATCGCAGGGAATGAAGAAGAAGCTTATAGATTTGCTAGAAATCAGAATTTAGAAAAAGATCAGTATTTCTATCCACATAATGTAAATGATCTTCTCTTTCGTTCTAACTTTCATGTTATAGTGGTGGGAACGGCTGCGATGAACACACCATCATCATTCTTTGAGAGAATATATCAAACTGCATTGACACGAGGGGCTATTGGTAGAATCTAATAAAATTGTTATTGAACTGACAATAAATGAAGCTAGAATCTTAAGGAATTCTGTTGCTAGTTCTATTCCATTAATGGAAAATGAAATGATCACAATGATGTTATATGCTAGAATTACGCGTAAGTTAGAAGAGGCAACTGGTAAAAATGAGTCATTGTGAACACGTCATGGATTGCAGACCTTATAGAAGAAAATCAAACAGTAGAAACTCCCGAAAGTTGGATCTATTGGAGTTTAATGTTTTGCATTTCCAGTGCTGCCGCTAATGCCTACACTCTCAGAACGCTTAAAGGTAATCTTCTCTATTATCCCAATCTTTATATCATACTTATGGGAGAGTCTGGTCTTGGTAAAGGATATCCTGTTAATCTCGCCAAACGATTGCTTCAAGAAGCACATATTACTAGAGTCATTGCTGGACGAAGTTCAATACAGGCAATTATTAAAGAAGGCACGACTACGAGAACAGAGCAAGGAAAAGCATTAATAACAGACTCCAGAATGGCAGTAGTTAACGGTGAACTATCAACAGCTATTATACAAGACCCAGACTCGTTAACAATCCTTACAGATTTATACGATAGAAGCTATAATCCATCCTGGACAAATCTTTTGAAGGGTGACGGTGCCGAAAAACTCAAAGAGCCATACATTACCTGTTTATTTGGGTCGTCCCCAGCTCATTTTTATGACAGTATCCCACAGCCTAATATTGAGGGTGGATATATCGGAAGGAACCTGGTTATCTATGAAGAAAAAAGATCAAAAGATGTTGACCTCCTTGACTCGGAAAAGGAGAGTGTCGATGAAGATCATTTTACGAATTATATAGTTCCTAAATATGTCCCTCATTTGCAGAAGATTGCAGCAAATAAAGCTAGATTAATACCAGATGAAGCCGCTAGACGAGTTTTCAATACGTGGAGACGTGATTGGCGTTCTACCCAATCACAGTATAATGATAGAACTGGATTTGTCAATAGAGTTCCTGATCATGTGTTGAAAGTAGCAATGTGTTTAGCTCTTGCTAGATATGAACACAACACTATGATTATAGAGTCTGATATTTCTGAAGCAATAAAAAGGGTTAGCGGATTGATTTATGCGAGCGAGAAAGCTGCATCTGGTGGAGGATTAGATCCTATGGCAGCTCAGACTAAAAGAGTTGTTGACTATCTAATCGCATCTGAAGAGAATCAGCTACTCCGAAAAGACTTACTAATTAGAGGATATGGCGATTATGATACAATGACGCTAGATAAAATAATAGATACATTAATGGAGATGGGTTGGATAAAGAGACAAAAGGTTGGAATTGGCTCTAACGCGGATTGGCTCTTTCTACTGTCTGGGGAGCCAAAGGAGAATCTAATGAGGTTTAGAGCACAAAATAACGGGAGGTTGAGATGAGGGTTGAAACTTTCTATTGGATTATTTCAGACGACGCTAAAATACATTCTGTTAAATATGCATATGGCAAAGTTATAGATTGTCAGAAAAAAATATTAATTCTAGCAAAAGCAAATCCTGGTATGAAATTTCATATGATGAAGAGAGTTTCATCTGTAATAGCATGTGATTTACAATTTGAAGATTCGGAATAGAGGAGACAAAGATGACACCAGAACAAGAACTTCACTTGAAGAGAATCAAAGCTAACTTCGTGCAGAGAGTTGATACGAAGTATCGAGCAGGTCAGAAAGAACATGGCGGAGATTTAATGCATAGCGATGCTTTAAAACTTATTGATATGACTATCGCAGAAGCTGTTGACCAAGTAGTGTATCTCGAAACTCTCAGAGAGGTTATTGTAGGAATATGATTAGAATAATTAGTAAGTGGGCAATCAAGATATATTTCAACAACCCAGAAGAGACTATACTTCTTTATATTTATGATGATTTTTATCTCAATATGCTAAGTAAGCTGCGAGAAATTAGTTTTAATCAAGATCCTATAAAAATTGTGATTGATCTAGTTGAAAATCAAAGGCAGACGGGAGTCTTTCAGAAATGATCTACCAATTTATTGAAAACCTATCACGAATGATTATGGAATGGGCACAGAGTAAACAACCTTATCAGAGAGTAATAGTAGATGAGGTGTCTGAGGGATTCAGTTATCGGGCGTTGAAGAATATGAGGCTGAAATGACCAAAGAACAGTTGACGAAAGTGAAGAACATCTTGTTAAAGATTAAGAACCAAGATGCTTTTGTCTGTGAAGCAGTAACTTATGTTGATAGAGATTTAGCACTTAGAGATCAACAGAAGAAGGCTATGAGAGACAATATGAGAGATGGATACGATTATTGAAGTTTATTAAGTTTAAGTCCTCTCATCTTTCCTAAAGAAAGACCATGTTTCTTCTCTGGATAATCTTGTGCCATTCCAGCTAGGCTAGCGGCTCCCATTGCTACATCTAGACCGATATCTTTAGACCAATCTGGTTCTGACTGAGCTAAATCAGCTAAGTCTTGTAGGAATATAGGAATATACTGTTTTCCTATTTGAGATTGGATATTTGTTTTTTCTCCATATTCAGTAGTAAGATTTCCAGCCGTTGCTGGGTCATCGCTCTTACCAGTGAATTTAGCTGTTAACATAGTATGTGCTAAACTAGCTGCCGGGGACTCTTTATTTGCTAAGAATCTACCAGCTATTTCCATTCTACTAGTAGGTTGAGAGCTATCTGTCTTGCCTTTTAAAAATCTAGCAGCGGCAACTACATACTGTTGTAATCCAGCATTAGGATCTATTACTTTATTACCAAATCGAGACTTCATAAAGTCTGTTGATAAGATATTAGTTCCTACTTTAGCTCCGCCTAAAGATGCAAGTCCATTAACCATTAATCCCATAGAAGCAATACCTAAGAGACTCTTCATTCCTTCGAGTCTCATTCCTTTAGGTAAATCCATGTAAATTTTAGGGTTAGCAAACATCTGAACACGTGAAGCAATCATTCTTGGAGACCAGAGAAGTAAATTCAATTCATTAGTTACCTTATTCAGAGAACCTAAATCTCCTCTGCCGGTAGCATTATTAATAAAATTAGTTATGGCTTTAGCTTCTTTACTCGCTACAACTTGATCTCCAACTTCTGTAAATAGTTTAGTCCCTAAACCTTCTGCCTTTTTAGTCATGCTATTAAATACATCAAATCTTAATTTATTAAGAAATCCAACATAACCTCTTTGTGATGCTCCTACTGCTTGAGGAATCCCAGTAGCTCTAGGAAGATCACCGACATAACTATTCAAAAACTCTTCTTCTGAATTTAACAAACTTCCTGACTTAGCAAAGAACCCACCAGCCTCTTTAAATTTAGGATAATTAGGATGTTCTTGCATTGCCTGCATAGATGAATCAAAATACTCCTTATTACCAAAAAACTTAAACATATCAACAAATGCTGGATAGAATTCTTTCTTATATATCAATCCGGCACCGTGTCTTAATGGCGCCGCTAATGATAAAGCATTCTGCATAGATTTCATAGTATTAGCTACTTTAGATAGCTTCAGACCAACAGCTCCAATTCCTCCATGCATCTGTGTAATTCTATCAGCAAAACTATTACCAAACACATCATCTAAGATTCTAAGCTCATTTCTTTGTGGCAGTCTATCTCCATTTAGAATCGTGAATAGAGCTGTATAACCACGAGCCTTTTCACCCTCAGAGATTTTAGCTCTTTTAACGGCTGTAAATAGGCTATCAGCTTCTCTATCATTTAAATCTAAACCTTCACCTGGATTAACCTTCTCAAACTCTCCCCTTAGCTTTCCTAAGCTCTTAGCGGCTCCAGAAACTCCTTCTTCTTTAACTCCCGCAAAGGCGGCAAATCTCTTAGCTCTCTCAACTTTATTAATTACATCCTGTTGAGTTCTCTTTTCTAGAGTTCCACCCATTGCATTAAATAGCTTATCTACTGCAGGTCCTGCTGGACCTTGACTTGGTGGATAAACTTTTTTAGGAGGTTTAATTCCTCCAATACCTCCGCTCATCTCTGTTATACCATCAGGAGAGGTTTCAGGAGTTTTAATTTCTTCAGCCGTAGGTTGAGTCTCTTCAACAGCCTTAGCATAACTAGGAGGTTTCCACTCAAGTTTAGGCATTTCGACTTTAGGTTTCTCAAATGGATTAAAATTAGCCTTCTGAGTAGGTTCAGGAATGTCAGCTCCCATATTCTGTCTTTCACGCGCTAGATTATATAATCGATCATTTGTAATTCCTCTCTGAACTATAGGAGGTTCTTGAGCATTAACTGCAGCATCATCAGGAAGAGCATATTCTCTAGGAACGTCAGCTCTATTAATTGGTTCATCAGGTCTTCTTATTGGAAGAGGTCTTTCATCTGCTGTTGCAGGAGGAATCTCAGTCTGAGAAGCTTTTATACTATCCGCAAATTTCTGCATATCAGAATCTGATGCATCAACAGGAGGAAGTCTATCAGGGATAATAGGCTTAGGAGCTTCTTCAGCAACAGGAGTCTCAACTTTAGGAGCTTCAGCTTTCTTTTTTAACTCACTAATCGTTCGTCTCACTGAAGGCTGAGGTATTCCTGTTTCAGTAGAAATATTCTTAGCAGTACGAGGAATTCCTTCACGAGTCTGAGCAATAGCTACAGCATCTTGCTGAGGAGTTGTATCTCTAAGAGGATTAGTTCTTCTATCAGCTTGTCCAATAGGAAGCTCTCTAGCTATTGTTGGCTCATTTAAATCTGGAGATTCATTACCAAATGCTATAGTACCAGCGACACCGGCAGCAGATGATAAAGGTCTAGCAAACTCATCATATACTCCCTTAGCTAATCCACCAGCAAATGTAGTTGGTTGCTTTATTCCCACCTCTTGAGTAGTTGGTAATGCAGATTCTTCTCCAGGATTATTACTAGTTAAAATTCGTTTAAGATAAGGATGTTTATCTGTTGATAATACTTCCCCCAAGAATTTATCAGCTTTCTGTTTTAGACTAGGCTCTTCGACTTTCCCACTCGGATGTTCTTTAAAATAAGAACCTTGTCCCGGATCTTTTAACTCATTAGCAGCTCTAATACGTTCTTCTGAAGATGGATTTGGTAAAGCTTCTTTTTCTGGAATCTTAATACCAGAAGGATTAAAAGACTTTGGATGAACAATAGCCTCTTTAATCTTACTAAATACGCTAGGCTTCTTAGCTACTTCTTCAATAGCTTTAGCATAAGATGGAGGTTTCCATTCTTCGCTAGAAGATTCCTCTACAGGTTTAGCATAGCTAGGAGGAGTCCATTCTTCTTCTGGAGAATCTTCAGTATTTTGTTGTCTAAATGGAAGAGGCATTATTCGCCTAAAATTTGGTTGAAAATTAAGGGGACGCTTATAGAAGCATCACCCTTCACAACAAATGTGGGAGTCTTCTTTGAGATTTTATCCCAAGTGATCTTCTCATTAGGTTCGGCACCACTATATCCACCTTCTTCAACAATAGCATTAGTACACTGACAGAAATAATCCCAATGTTTAACTTTATCACCCATCTTACAATCTTGTCGGAGAAAGGGAACTACGCAGATAGCAAAATCACCTGCTATACCGCCGCCAATTTGGAAGAATCCCTTCTTCTCCTTAGTCTTTAGATACCAATCAGCGAGATAATTCATAGCTTCAATACCCATCTTAACTACAGAAGACTCTACTTCCATCTCTCTTACTAATGATGCAAAGACATTACCTAATGTAGAATCTTCCCATCCAGGAGTAACAATAGGAATATTCATCTCAGCAGCTGCTAACAACCAACTTTCAGCAGAATCAATTTGATAGTGTTTTTCAAGTTTTCCATCTAGTAATAATTCAGTTAGAAACTCGTGGGGAAATTTCCTTTCCGATCCCAGGACTGCATTCTTCCACTTTTCAATAATAAGATCTTCTACTTCTTTCATCGCGGTCGCCGGGATAGCGGCATCGGTGACTCTATTTAGCTTTTTTGCAGCTAATTTTGCATCATCTTCTGGAGTTAAATCTTTATAATCAGGGATTTGGAGATATGTATCATGCGCAACTAGGTTAAACACATCCTCCTCTAAATTAGCTCCGGTAACGCTAAGACCAGAAACAAATCCTTTTCGTATCATTTTAGCTAGAGAGATTCCTAATCTTCCTGTTGACATAGCACCAGCCATAGACACGAACATTTTACCACCATTATCTAATAAATGTTTATATCCATAAGTTGCATTCTTTAAACTCTGTGAACTATAATGATGATAATTCTCCCTAACAAACTTAGCAGTTGGGCCAGATAATTTAACTTCTATTGGGACCTTCATTTCGCGTGGTAACATTATTGTTCTCCTTCAGGTTGATGATTCTTATTCCAATCATCTACTTTATCTGCTGGAATTGTGTATTTCTTACCGTCTTTACCAACTACATCAACAGTCTCAGCCGCTGAACCCTTAGTAGTCTCTGTAGTTATTACATTTCCCTGTGCATCTTTCTTTACCTGTTTAGTATTCTGACTCTGTTTTAATAATGCATCATGTTCAGTTCTTAACTTCTTGAATTGTTCATCTTGAGTATCCATTTTATGTTGCGTCATAGCTCTTTCTGCTGCATGTCTCTCCTCAACAATAGCAGCTAAATCTTTATGAGCTTGTAACGTATCTTCACCAGCTTTAGTTTTACGTTCTAATTCAGCTTGTATTGCTGCGAATTTTTGACTGGACTCATCAACTTTGCGTTGTAAATCAGCTTGTTTAGCAGCATTAGCTTGGTCACTCTTCTGTTGATTTAACTTCTCTTGAGCAGATTGTATTCCTAACTTTTCTTCTCCCATCTTTCCTGTCTGAGCCGTTTTTTGCTGCTCTAAACCTAATCCTTGCTGTCTTATCCCTAATTCACCTTTTTCATATCCAGTCATAGCATTAGGATCTTTAGCCATTACCGTATTCATCGGCTGTCCTGATTGACCTTGTTGATCTCCTTGTGGAACTCCTTGATGCCCAGAAGGATCAAATAAGGCTCTCATTCTAGCTTCTTGTCTAAATGATAAATCTGACATAAAATTAGATTTATCTTTAAAATCTCTTAGCTCTCTATCTTTTAATTGATTAACAATTCCAAGTGTATCATCCTGTTGTCCTGGTTGTCCATAAACACCAGAACCACCAGGGTTTGCGGCTAGAGAACTCATGAAAGTCATTATTATCCTCCAGCCATTCCGAATATGCTTCTCTGTTTATTTAGATTAATATTCTGTTGACCTTGACCTAATTGACCTGCCTGCATCACTTGATTACCAAATGTATTTGTCAATGCCGGAGTAGTTCCATATAGACTTCTCTGACCTTCTATAGCACCTAAAGCTCCAGAGCGATTAGTTTTAGCAGCATCTAATGCAGCTTGTACATTAAATTCACCAGTTGTAGTTGCTCTATTAGCATTAGCTTCAGCGATTGCGGCTTCTGTAGATGTATTAAATTCACCGGCATTTAATGAATTAGATGCGTTAGTAGAGCTAGCTGATAGAGCACCTTGTGAATTCATCTCATTAATCTGATTAATAATATCAGCATTGTGTTGATCTGAAGCTGTTTTTGCAGCATTCGCACTAGCTGAAGCGGAAGCATATGGGGCAGCGGCTGCTATTCTATTACTAGCTACATTCTGAGCAATACCAGCATTAGCAGAGGTTGTTACATCACCTATTTTATTAGCTTCATCACGAGACATTTGAGCCGTTACGGCACCAAAATTAGGACTATATCCACCACCTAATGCTTTTGATCGCTCAGCATTCTGTTGAGCATTAGCATAAATAGAACGGATAGGGGAAATATCTCTAGCTCTGATATCTGATTTATCAGCTTCAGAATATCCACCTGTAGTAGCTAAATCTGATAATTTACCTAACGAACTAGTTACATCGCCAGATTGTTCATATTTTGCTGTTTGTGGAGCAACTGAACTATAACTTACAGAACTAGGAGATACACCTCCTGGAGTTGATACAGAAGAAGGAGATACAGTGCCAGCAGTTATTGGACTAGTGGAATAGCTTTTAGCCAAATCAGCATATTGCTGCATAATTTTATCATAATCACTAGCCTGTGTAGTAGCAGCAGATGTAAAAGTAGATGGATCACCAAATGATGTAAATGGTTTACTAGGACCTATTGGGCTGCCAATTTGTAAACCGCTTGCCATTACATTATCCTCTTAGCTCGAAATGTCCCATATCTTTATGCACCCATCTTCCACCCCAAACTAAACCTAGCGATTCACCAATTAAACCTATTCTAGTCCATATTGGATCAGAAGAATCCCACTGTAATTTATCATCTCCATGTTCTTGATAAACATCATAAGGAGCTATATCTATAGCTAACCCATCTTGATGTTTAGAGTGAGTAATCCAAGAATGTCCACTTGCTAAGTCTATCTGATGCTGAGCTTCTGTTCGTAGAGTTTCAACTATCATTATCATAATTCCAGCTTCTACTAAAAATGAAAGTAGCTTATATACTTTAATTGCAAATTCTGAATTGAGATCAGCTAGTTTTCTGTCTCTCATTTTCTACTCTGGGTACGACTTTGCTACAGGTTTCACAAAGATAATAACTTTATTAATATTAAAAGTTTCATCCATTTCAGTAGTTCTAATCTCTAACTTGGCTGTCTGTTGTGTAAAATTAGATAGCCTATTTGGTTTTATATCACTCTTTGCTTTCAATACTAATGGAAGAAGAGTACTTTGTTTAACTTCATCAAGACTGAATAGTTTTAGCAGTAAGTTTCCAGAGCCACTAGCATTCATACGAACAGCTCCATAATGATTAATAACATCTTCATTAACAGATTTAGCAAAAGACTGTCTAGTTACTGCCATGATTACCCAGCTACTCCAATTTCTCCTTCACCTGTGAGACTAAGAGCAGTTGCAGTATTTGAGCCACCGACAAGAAAATCAGCAGCATCTAATCGGAGAAGACCATAAATGTCAATATAGCTATTAGCTGCAACAGATAATGCTTGTGCTTCAACTTCAGTACCAGCAGCATTAGCTCCTGTAGCACCTAACCAAAGTGAAAGAGTAACAGCGCCTGCTGTTTTATTAACTGCTCGCATATGTTTTAAAATAATATACATAGAGCTAGAACCTCCATTAACACCACCAGTAGCGGTGGGAGGATTTAATAAATTAGTTGTTAACGCAGTAGTTAATGCGATCGGTCCAAATCTAAACGTCTTGTTTGCTGCCATCTGACTTCTCCTTCTTCTTTTTGGGTGTCAATCTCTGAACTTCCTCAGTAAGTTTATCAACTTGTGAAGCTAATTGAGCTATTTGAAATATCTGTTCGGATACAATTTCTCGTAAGAATTGCTCTGGCGTTTTAGCCATTATACTCCCGACAACATATTCCAATCACTAGCAAGTTGCGAACTAGTAGCTGCATCAGAGGCATCTGTTTTAATATGACCGTCACCAAAGTCATAGGTAATATTACCTGCAATAATATTCGTGCTGTTTGCCAAAGATGGAATAATATTTCCCCCACCACCATTCATGACTGAGCGAGCATAGTTCAATCGGATAATATGATTAGGAACAGTAGTGAGTTCCACGTACACAACATTTCTTGCATATTGCATTGCGAGCGACATAATACGAGATTGAAAGTTTGCATCCTTCTGTAGTGCTGAACACTGATCTGCTGTTGCTGCCATAAAGTCTCCTTATTTAAGCCGTGTGATAATTGCTGAAATCTTATAGGCAGTTGAGACACCTACGAACACTGTAGAAACTACCACGTTAGTTCCTGTGAATACATTCATCGGAACATTCAGTGTTCCATCTCCAACTGCTGTTAATGTCAGCACCGATGTCGCTGTGGCGTTGTTGCTATCCTTCCACGTAATCGTCACCACGATTGAGGTGCCCGTAATGGCACTGACATCAGTGGCGATTTGAACAACAAGAAATTCATCAGTTCCAGTCGTATAGGTGAGAACGTTCGCATCTGACCCCGTCTCAGACTTCTCGAATGTTGAGGCGACAATACTGGGAATAGCTGTGGCAATAATAAGAGCTACCGTAGAGTCAATTAAATCCCCATTTGCATCAGCAATAGGTAGTTTACCACTCGTGAGGTGTGTAGCCGTTGACGAGGTGATGACCTTTTTTCTTGTTGCCATTATGGTGTGAGGAAAAAGTCTGTACCATTATATTCGATCACGCCGGATTCTGGAGTTGTAAGATTAACACCGCTAGTTAACTTAAAGGGTGCTGTTGAGGCTGTTGCTGTTCCTGCTGCTATATGTAAAATAGCGGTAGGAACAGTTACTCTAATTCCAACATTACCAGTACCTGTTGCTTGTAATACTATTACTGCATTGTTGCCAGGAGTGATTTGAATTTTTCTATAACTACCAGTAGATCCATAAGTCGTTGAAATATTAAATACACCCGCTGCATCCTTGATAATTAACCCGCTATCGTCTCCAGCTGCTTCAAATATAACGCCCACTGGGGAAGACAATTTTACGGCCAAGTCTAGCTGATTCACACCATAATCAGAAGCAGTACCCACTCCAACAGTTAATTTGGCAAATGGTACTAGTGTCCCAATACCAACATAGCCAGTAGTTACTAACGTACCAGTAACTTTAGTCGGAGCAGTTATGAATAAACCCCCAGAGGCATTGAATTGTGCTGTATTTGCTAATGTCGCATGGCTTTCACCGAATAAGAGGAAATTACCGCCCTGACTTACACTACCGCCTGAAAATCGTATATATGAGCTAGCACTGCTACGGTATATTTCGATTGGTGCAATCAAATCTCCGCCAGCTAGAACCGACTTGCGAGTCCCAGTATAATAGATAAAATAATCATCAACAAATACTGCATCAAAAATAGCAATAGTAGCATTATAAGTGCCGGCTGTTTCATCATGCGTTGACAATCCCCACGTTCTAGTTATAGTAGATCCAGCACCTTTACCGATTGAACCGATAGCAAAATTGGCTACTTTCTCTATTGTGAACGCTCCTGCCTGTGTGCCAATAGCTGTTTCAAATCCTCCATTAAAGCTGCCTGCACCATCTGCGAAACTATTGGCATGTAGAGCGGAATATACACCAACCTGATGTGTCTGTGAAAGAGTATTACCATTTAATCCAACAGAGAGGACAACATTATTGTACCAATCACCACCGATTGCTGCTCCTCCTATAACTTGGAGTTCTGTAGCTGGGGTAGTTGTTTTAATTCCTAATCTCTTATTAGTATTATCCCAAAAAAGATTTGCATTATCTTGTGCCAAAAACCCACTCGGACCAGCGAAGATAACAGAGCCTTGCGTAAAGGAAGAGATAAGATTATTGATAGAGGGATTGAGATTTAGTAAACTATCTTCACCATTCTCCCCATCTAATCCAGGAGGGCCAATAACATGTAATCCTTGTAATCCTTGTGGACCGACAGATCCTCCACCAGAAATAATTGTATTAGTCTGTTTATTCACAGCTGAAACAGTTCCAATTAAATCATGAATAACTTGATATAGAGCATTATCTTTCTGTTGCAGACCTGTATTTAGTAATGCTGTATATAGGCGTGATGGATCAAAACTCATGGTAAAAATGCTGTTCTAACAAAAGGACTAGGAATCTCCACGCTACGAGTGACAACAACTACTCGTAGAGTTGAGGTTATAGAGAAGTCCTCAAGCATGTAATCTTCATCAGAATCATCCTGTGCTAGTATTTTACGCGGATATAATAACATACTAAAGAAGTCATCCTCAAATGTTTTTTCTTGATAAGATATATCAGGAACAGTCAACATTTTTATATCCGTAATATATCCAGTTCTAGAGTACAATATATCGTTAGTTTGACCCTTTACTAGAGTGTATATCCCAGAAGTGTCCTCGAATAAAACATTTATAACTCCGGCTATTACTGAGCCAGAGAATTGAGTTCCAATAAGTGTAATTGTTATTGGAACTATACCAGAAGGAGGAGTATAATTAGAATTAGTGGGAGGAATGACCGGAATGAAACTAGTGGGTATAAAGTCAATAGGAATGAAGTCAATAGGGATATAAAACCAAAGCTTATATGGTGTCTGAACTATAATATCATATGATCCTGCATATATAACTACAGTTTGAGTTGGATCACCGTAGCTAAGTTGTATCTGTGTAACTCCATCTAATAGTGTTCCAGAAAATCTAACTTTATCTCCTCTTCGATAAGGATTTAATATGCTATCTAAATTCCATGAATATTGTTCGTATGTGAATATCTGAGTTGCTGATGTATAGAGATCTGTTCCATTAAATAACATCGAGATATAAACTGGTCCAGCAGCATGAGGAGGATTATCACAATCTATATGAGTATCGTTAAGAATAGACACATTAGTAGCAGGAATACCATCATAATAAACTGCTGTAAGTGTTCCAGCATCTACGAATCCTTTACCTTCAATTCCTGCTGATCTACCGGAACCTCCAAAGATTCCGCCGAAAGATGGGAATGCTCTAGTTACTGTTGCTCCAATTTTATAAGTTCCCTCAATATATGCGTTAAAAAACGCATAAACTGAGTTATCAATAGCAAAAATTACCCGAATTCCAAAACCACGATTAAGAAGCGAAGATATTTGTTGATTAGAGGGAATAGTAAAATCATATGCAAAAGAATAGGTTTGTCCAGCATTAAATGGTATAATTTCATGTTCAGTAAGTGAATCTGACTGTAAAAATAATTGAGATCTCACACCAGGAATACCAACTCCTGTTACTTTAAGAGTAGCACTAGTGATAATAAAATTTGATGGTAAATTTAAAAGGCTGACTGCAGAATTTCCATCTAATGAAATTATATTATCGGATGAGTTAAAGCCAAACCTGATTAAGTCAATTCCTATAGCACTGGGATCCCCAGTTAATAATACTCCATTAGCTACATATCTATTTGTAATTCCAGCGTCAGCTCTATTAATAGCAGTTAATAAGTCAGCATCGGAGAATAATAACCAGGTACCGCTTAATCCTCCAGACCATGCTCTAGTACCATATTGTGATGTTACAGAACCCGCTCCCTGTATTTTAAAAGTTCCAGCCATTACAACACATCCGCCCCTAAAATAATCTCATCAATATTATGTATCGCAACTGAATTTATGCCCGTCGCAAATGACCAGGGAGCCCATCTCATATTCTTCCAATCTAATCCATTAGAATAATTTCCCATTAACATAGTTCTAGTTGGAAGAACTGCATAGAGCTCCTTCTGAATTGGAGCATTTATGATTTGAATACTCCCAAATCCATTTCTATCTAATAATTTCCAAAGATTTTCAATCTTCCAGCTCAACTCTGGTGTTACAAATTTTCCATTAAATTGACTTATTCCTTGATATGTACAAATGATAAGAAAATCAACAGAGGATGAGCCAGAGTCAAGAACAGTAGCAATTCCATGTACAGATGTTCCCAAAGCATTATCAATAGGAATCATAGGCCATGAAGATGGAACATCTCCATTATCAGCATATGCCATAGTTTTAGCACGTTTGAATACATAGAAGACATCTCTCATTTCTTGGGCGTTAGTAATAGGATTACCATCAAGAGGAAAGACAATTAGTCCACTAATTTGATTAATAGCTTCAGGCTCGCCTGGCTGTGAAAGTAATATTAATGAAATGTCTGTTGCCGTTGCTGCTAAGCACAATCTATTATGATATAAACTAAGACTGGCACCGGCTGGGATTGAAGTGTAATTGTTTAGCAAACCAGAAGCGTCTGCTAATAAGTCAGCATCATAGAATGAGATATTGTTTAACGCAGTAGTTGTATTATCATTAATCACTGCATTTGGGACAAAAAAGAATTGATATCCATCTAAGTTACCATTATATGTTGGTAATACTATTGTAGAAACAAGTAAGCGTTTAACTACATTAGGATCTCCACTCGTCGGTATAGTTCCAAAACTAACAGAATTTCCGGCAGCAGTAATGAATGCTGTTAAAATAGTCGGAGGAGAATTGTATCCAGATACAGTCTGTGATACAATACCAAATATATGTTGGCCGGGATCTGTATGTCCAGCAGCTCCGTTAGCTACTGTCATTGCTCCAGTAAGACCACTTCCTGCAGCTTCCCTAGCAGGATTGCCTTTACCATCATATACATATAAGAATTCATTAGCTAGACCTTTCTGGAAAGTTAAATCACCATTAATATAATCACTAAAGGGTGAAATATAAGCTCTTCCGGCATATGGAACAAATGCAAAATCTGTCATTCCTTTGATAGTCAATAAAGGTCCGTAAACAGTATTTTTATCAACTATGTGATGTATGCTTCCAAATCCGCTAACATAATCATATGTGAGAACTATTAATGTATTAGCAGTCTGGGTGGGATAGTTATATATGCGACGAATATTTGTTAATGGAACTAAAACATCTTGGCTAATTGCTATTCCGCGTCTAGTCTGGAATGTTGATTGAGCTATATAGTCTATATTATTACAGTCAGAGAAATGATCTCGCGGAGTAGTATCTTTATCTCCTCGGTCCCAAAGACCGTTGAACTTATCGAGAACAATTCCCTGATGATTTCTGATCATAGCTAGTAGCTAGTTCCGCGATGCTTAAAGCTATGACGGAAAGGACGACGTCTTGTAACAATAGACTGCATTCCTTTAATTGGAATACCTAATGCACGAGAAAGAGCCGTTCCCGTAAGACTATCTAGAGCCATTGCTCTATCAGGATTTTCTGCAATAAACATCGCGCAGAGAGCGGCTGTCTTATATTCTAGATAAGTCTTAACATTAGTGAATGGAAGATTCACATTAACATCTTTGAGAGCTATTGGAGTGTTAAATAAGCTAGCAGTATAATCTAATTTTAGATCATTATCTGCATTAGCAGGTATTAAAACAATTCTTCCATGTTCCCACGCATAGATTAAAAACATAGAGATGGTAGTATTATCTTCTAAATAATGTGGAATAGTTTCTTTCTTTATTACAGAAGTCCATTGATTCAATCCTGAAGTAGACTCCCACAACTGCTGTAGTTCTATAAAATCACTCGGAAGAGTAGGAGTTGTGTCAAATCCTAATCTGTTAATTCCTTTAGGAATCTTAATAGCCGCAGATGTCTCATTTGTTACAGGAATTCCATTAAGCTCATATATTTCCTGTAGCTCATCTAAAGCTAAACTTAAAAATGGTAGACAGGTAGGATTATCATAAACAGCTTGAGCGGAATCATTCATTAATCCTGATACGACTGTAATTATGTCTGATGGTTTAGGCATTTGGGATCTCTAATCCTAGAATAATAATATCTTTATCATTACCATCCTCATCTTTCATCTTATATAGATATTTGCCCATATTTAGACAAAGATCTAACTTTTTTAGATCCCCATTCTTATCGATGAGACGAAATTCTATTTCATTCTCCTTAAACTTATTAATGTCTTCCAGCAAATCTGTAATTAACATATCAACTCCAAATGAGTCGAACTCCCGAAGTTGTAGTAGCCGCTAACAATACTAAACTAGTAAATGTTACATCTAGTGCTATACTCGTGGGGTCGGTAAGATGAAGAGGAATACCAGTATCTCCACTAACTCCTTTAAGAGTTAATAGCGACGTGTTAGCGGCTGGGGGAATAATAGTTAATGCTGTTGGTATTAAATTAGTAACTGAGGGAGCTGTTATCGTATTAGCACCAGGATTTAATTTTACTATGTCAATTTCACCAGGAGATGCATTATTATCTAATGCAGACTGAACAATTCCCGATTCAATATCACCAGAAAACCAAACTTGAATAACTCTACCGGAGGTAACGCTCATACTGCAAACTTCAATTCCTTAGCCATTGGATGAGCTATATCAATACTCTTACAAGTTGGGCAGATAGGATATTCAGGATTTTTCATTCCACCACAAGCTATGCAACGAACAAGCTCGGCGACTTGAAAGTCCTTAAGCCAAGGTTTATCAACAAAATTCAATGATCTTGCTGCAAGTCTCATTTCATCCCAGACTGCTAAAGGATTCTGACCAGTGCGGCTCCAGAGACTATCTGCTAAACGAACAAGAATCTTATACCAATTATCCTGCCGAATATTAGTCTCTTCTAGCTTCTTCTTATACTTTAATTTAATTTCCATAACATTATGTTCACCTAGAACAAAGAATAAACCTGGCATTGCCTGGCCCATGTCACAACCAAGCATTCCATTACAATAATCTTTAATAACAGAATCAGCGATCTGTATTGATGAGACTGGGATCTCTAACATAGGTTGGTCTACGTCAATATCTTTCCACCATGAACTCGAACCAACAACTAGAATTGCTGGGCTTTCTAATGTTCCTGCTGGGATATGAAACTTACCAGGTTCGATTGTATGTTTAACTTCATCTATATCTTTTGGAAATATGCTAACAATAGTGCATTTATCCATTGGATTCTTAGCAGACCTAATGACTCTCCTATTAAGCATAGTATTAGTAAACTCCATCTGACCAGCACCAGCTCGAATTGGTAATCCAACTTCTCCAGACATTTCTTTTTCCTTTTTTGACGCTATTGCGTCAGTTTATCTGTTTTCTGTCAAAGATATCTCTACCACTATCTCGAGCCATAGAAACTCCACTACCATAATGAAGATTGTCGGTTAAATCAGTTTCATTACCAAATAATTCATCTTCAACACGTTTAAGTTCAGCTTGTCGTTCTTCAACTGATATATTCTTATCTTTATATCTAGTAAACGTCCCAGCTTTGTCAATAGCAGAATACATGGATTCAATTACGTGTCTGCATCCTTCAAAGAATGGAGGAAGATAATTACCATTCTTGTCTTGGAAAACCCAAGCCGGCTCGTATGAAACTTTTGTTAATAAATCTGTCTCTCCAACTACGGGAACTAATCTCTCTAAGATATATTTCTCTCTAATATATTGTTTATATTTAGGTAATATCCGAACCTCAGGAAAAACAAGAGCAAATCCTTCATCTGTAAAATTTGTGAGTCTCTTTTCATACTGATCTTCTGAGAAGACAACTCGAAAACGTGGAGCATTACCAAATTCAGTACCAAACTCTTCTAAGAGTTTATTATTTATATCTGAGATTTCTTCTCGAAGTTCCATTTTAATCTCTTTAAAGAGCTGCTCTCACACTAACATTCTATTCTCACGGGATTGTAAGAATTTCAGAATGCCTTCCCTGCATGAGAGCAGCTCAACTCAATATTCCTTATGCGGCTGGGGCAGAACCCAAACCAGTAGTATTTACAGTGATAGGACCAGTAATTAAGGTATTAGCAGTATCTCCAAAGTTTCCACAATTATATCTAGTTGGATTCTCTAATAACACTGGACCCTGCTGAGTAGCATTGATAGTCATCAAGCTAGTCAAAGCAGTTCCGAAATTTACGAATTTACAATTTTCAAACATTGTGTATCTATCAATAGCATTAACTCCGGCTAAAATCATACGTGGGTTAGCACCACCAGCCCATGATAGGAATAAACAGCGTCTAAACCAATTTCTTGCTGAACCAGTACCAGCGAATTTAAGAACTCCGCTAGCTTGAATACGAGCAAGAATTGAATCCTGACCAATACAGCAATCTTCAAATAGATTTTCACCCTTATCACCAGTTCCAGTAGTAATTAGAAGAGAAGCATTATTAGAATCATCATTAGCACCACCAGCGATATGACATCTCTGAAATACATTACGAGAACTAACTACTGTAACAGCAACTTGAGATGTGGTATCAGTACCAAAATCATGAAACCATTGAATACCTCTAAATAGACAGCCACTAACTCCAGCAGGAATAGTAAAGAAATTAGCAAATGCAGTAGTTGTACTAGTTGGTGCCAGACGTGCTCTAGGTGAGACAAATAAATCAGCAAATGAAGGTTGTAGACCTACTAGGTGTGTAGCTGGCTTACTCCATGAAAATGCTGCATCCAATCTAATCGTACATGAACTAGCTGTATCATCTAGACCTGTAGTGCGATTAGGCATAATAACAACAGCATCATTTTTACCAGAACGCAATAGAGCATATGCAGCTTCTAGAGTCTTTAGAGGATTATCCATATCAGTTCCAGACAAGACATCATCTCCATCTGGACATACATAGAATAAACGACCACCTAACCAAACTAGAGCATCTAACACACCTTGATCATCTAAATTTCTGAGCTTCCCCCAAACATTCGGAATCATCATCCATCTCCTTGCGGAAACAACAGCTTTCGCTGCCAGACTTTTAAACTAATTGTAATTTTTCTTCATCTGCTATTTCTTTAACACCAGGAATATTCTGTGCAATACGAACATTACCTGTAAGATGTCTATAGTTTGTCATCCAACCGTTATCAGTTTGTTCAGGCCACATATGCACAGATAATATATGTCCTACTTGACAATCTAAATCACAGAAAATTTCAAAGCCTGCTTCACTAACGCGATTAAAAAATCCAATATCATCACACCATTCATCTTTAGCAATTTCAGCAAGCCGAACCCAAGGCTTTTCCAACCTTCGGAAGACCTCGGTTGATATTAAGACACACCCAAGACCTCCATTAACTATTGGAATAAGTCCTTTTTTCTCTGGAGTTAAAAATGCGAAACGACATTTACCATTTTCATATTTCTTATCAAACATTGCAGGATAATGAGGAAATGTTCTTAACAAATATAAAGCAGTAACAACATCCTTATCATGAGCTAATAATCTAGTAAGAACATCTTTAGGGAGAATCATATCATCATCTAAAAATAAAACATGAGTACAGTTATTCTCAATAGCAGCTTCTGCGATGAGATTTCTAGATTTAGCTGGAGATTGTCCATGAACAGATACAACAAGGCTATTAGCTGGTCTATCAAATGCCATAAAATATGGCAAAAACTCAGCTTTCCTAATATGTTCTCCGGTTGATAAACCGATTAAAACTTTCTTGTCCATTGAGAGTTTTCCTAAAGAAAGGATGGTCCTAATCCAACTCGAAATTGTAAGAGGACCATCCACGTTACTAGCTAGTCGTTGCAGAAACTATGAAATAGTGTCCGCCTGTAGTTGCCCAAGCAAAGTCTGGAATAGGATTGAAAACCATCAAATATGCTCTACCAGATACAGTAGTAGTTCCTCCAATGATATTACCACCAGTTGTGAAACCAGTAGTAGTACCAGGAACAATGACTAGCATATGCTGTCCTTGCACAGGAGGAGTAATAGTTGCTACTGCTGTATTACCAGTAAGAACAGTAACGAATGTAGTAGGAGCAATAGTCGCTGCTGCGGTAACAGTAGGTGGAGTAGGCTGATTAGCATCCTGTACTGTAGAGAGCTGCTGGAAGAAAAGGTCATTCATTTTATCTATTCTCCTTTAGTATCCCGAAGGGATAGCAAGTGCATCAATATAAGCCGTAGCTGCCGGATTTAATACGAATGTCTGAAAACCAACAACCATATAGAAGATATCAGCAGTAGCTACGCCACCAGATGCTCCACGGAGTTCAAAGATTCTACGCCCATCAGATGTATAAAATCCAATAGGAAGGATCTCTGCACGACCCCAAACAGAGCTAACAACAAAGTCAATACGTTTCTTAGACCAATTAAAATGCTGCTTAATGGGAGCACCGGCAAGCTGCATATTATCACCAAAATATAGATTTAACGCTTCATCCTTAGGTGCCTTATGAATAATAGAAATTAATTGACCAATCTCTTCATAAGCCTGTGCTTGACAAGGATGTGTCCAAGCAGTAGGATCAAAATTATTATCAATACCAACTCTATTGCCAATCTTATTAATAGCTAATCGCGGTAATGGAAGGGTTAAAGCAGAGTTTCCACCGTTAACTCTATTACTTCTTATCTCAGGAGTAGAAGCACGATCATAACCTAACCAAGTTCCAGTAGATGCATTACTGTGATGATATGGAACACCATATAAACCAGGTAAAGCAGTAGGATTAGTTAGTCCATCAACAACTAGAACGTCTGTAGCAATAGCACCGGCAATAGCAGGAGTCACATCAATTGACTTATTCTCAGTATCCCACTTAGTAATAACACCCTTACCACGATATGTAGCTAATGTAGTATCATAAACCTGAACGACCTGGTCATATCGAACTAATCTAGCTCCAAACTCGGAGTCAAGAGTATAAGTATCAACACCACCGCTAGTAGCAACAACAGTAATAGTACCTACTTGACCAGTTCCAGTACCTTGTAGCTGAGCATCTAATTGTCTTTTAATTTCAACAGTAGCACCAGCAGTCATACGTCTAACAGCATTAATAACACTCTTACGTCGGTCATCAGTACTCCACTGAGTTAGCTTAGTATATTCAAGAGCTTCTAATAGAAATACTGGCCTGAGTACTGCCTTATCCCAAGTTGGACCACCACCACGACCCATATCTGAACCATCAGGATTAAAATACGCAAATCTACCACCTGGACGTAACTCCATAGGTGCTCTCATTTCACGATATGAAACTACTTCAACATCACGCTTCTTAATATTACCAAAAAAGGTATCATCAGACTCGAACACAGTGGTAACTTTTGGCAGTACGCGCTCTAATTCCGTACCTGCCACCACGCTTTCGACTACCGCGCCAGGCATGTTTTCCTCATTTCATATCTCCTATCCGATGTAAGTTCGCCCCGTAACTGAATCTGTGACATATTTTCCACTATTAAGCCAGTTTTTGGCTTTATGCTGTGGGATAGCATGTTTTCTTGCGATAGCTCGAATTAAGGCTTTACCCGTTGCTATGGTAAAACCGTTGTAGCCTTTTGAGTTTCTCCAAGTGGAGAGTACTTGCTTGATTTGCTCTTTTCTTCGAGCAGACATTAAAGGATATAGAGTCATCATCCATCCAATAGCTTGATGACTATTAATTGCTAAAACGCAAGCTGTTTTCCAACCATTTCTATTCTGTTCACCAATACTAACATTTACATTCATAATAAATTTAACTTTTTCAATCACATCTCTATCTGTCATCTTAAGAAAGATTCTAGGAGCATTGTAATAACTAAAGCATCCTTCTCCTTCAAGAATGCCAGCAACGTAATAAATATCTTTAATATCCATTTTTTCTAATCTCGCATAAAGAAATCTGTAACGCTCTCGCCTTTGGCTGGTCCGCTCTTACTTTTAGGAGAAGACGGTCTGCCAGGTGTAATTGTTCTCGCTGGTCTGCGAGAGTTATCTTCTTCTTCTCTATCGTCTGTTTCGGATTTTATCCGAGGCGCGAGATCCTTTAGAGCTTCAGCTCTAGCTTTTAGGATAGCATTTTTGAGATTACCTTTAGCCTTAGAAAGATAATAAGATTGTATTCTACTTTGAGAATCTTTAGAGAACTTATCTTCTAATGAAGCTCTCCAAAGCCTATCAAGATTTTTTACAACAGAACTATCAGAACCTATTGATTCGTTCAGAATCTTCATTGCATCATTAACAGCATTCTTCTTGACATAACCGCTCATAACTCCTTTAGGATCAATATAATCAGATATCGTTGCTCGTAGAGTATTGTCAACTCTTGTCTGAAGATCATTACGAGCAGTTTCAAATCTTTCTTTTACAAGAGAAAGCCGTTCTTGCTCGACTTCATCTTTAGCAGCATCGGGCTTCTTATCTACTCTATTAGTAGGAGCTGTGAATTTAGAGCTGCCAAATATGAATTGGTTAACAAGCAGAGCAGCCTGTTTTAAATCATCATTATTTGTATCATTAGCTTCTTGTACCATTTCTATAATTAGTCTTCGATTCAGATTGCCAACAACGTGAAAATATGCTTCCTTATCAACTTTTGCTAATGTCGGAAGATAATCATCAACAATAATATTGAAGGCTTTCTCGTCAGTTGTTTTCACTTCCCGCAGAATCTCTTCAGTATTTCCAGCGAGAAGTTGATTTTCAAAGTTATTAAAACTTTCAGACTTATCAGCTAATTCTTTAGCATCATCGAATGAGCCAAATAATTCTGTATATTCTCTATCCCGATACATCATCTTTTCTAAGAATGGAAACTTCTTAAATAATTCTGGGTATTCCTTTAGAATCTCCTTCTTTCGAGGAGGAGCTTCAACATTTAACTCATCATCTGGCTTAGCTAAGTCTAACTTCTCTACTTCTTCATCAGGATCTGCTAATTTAATATCATCATCGTCTACTTCTTCAATCTCTTCCTTATCAGATTTAGGTTCTTTAATTTCTTTCTTTTCAGTCTTTGCCTGAGGAACTTCCTTATCAACCTCTTTAAATAGATCATTAATATCGTCAGCCGTTTTCGGCGTTATCGGCTTACCTTCAGGAGCTAAAACATCCGAAGGAAAAAACAGATTAGGAAACTGGTTTCTTAGCATTATGTTCTCCGCTCACTTTTTCAGATTGTTTCGGCTTTTCTGCTGGAGCTTGTCCAGTTTTAACATCCGAAGACACATCTGAAGTTTTGTGTTTATCTTTAACTCCGGCTAAAGCTAATTGATCTGCATGTAGCTGTTGTGCTTGTAATTGTTTACCAACTTCAACCATATGTGCTTTCATATGTAATAACACATTCTTATATCCATTAGGATTCTCTTTCTTTGCCAGCCTACCGGCTGAAGAAATGAGCCATGTTTTGCAGATAGCAGCTTCAACTTGATGATTATCTACATCAACATCAATTTCAACACTTGGTTGTTCTTGAGGCTGTTGTGGCGGAGGAGTATTATGATTAGGAGTTTGTTTCTGAGCATCAACAGCCTGCTGATATAATTGCATAGATTGAGGATCTGGAGGAATAGGAGCTGCATTAATTAATTCATCAATCTCTTCATACTGCTTCTCTCTATCCTCTTCACCAGGTAAATGGAATCCTGGAATTTTGATAATCTTACTAATATAAGGAAGATTTTCAGGATCTACCAAAGCTGAATTAATCTCTTGGTTATTTAACTGGAATAGCTGCATTATAATATCAGCTTGCTGTTCGTCACTTACTGGAAGCTTTTCATCTGGCTCAAGCTCTATGCTTCCTATTTTTCCGTCCATTTCAGCTTTTCTGATAAAAACATTTATGAACTTACCGGCATCATTCTTCTCAACAACTCGCTCATCCTCAACCATATTCTTCATATACATTGGAATAACTTTACCAAATATACTCTTCCACCAAATAGTCATCATTCTCCAGGGAGTCTGGAGACGTTGCAATGCCATTCCTTTAGACATTGCATATTCAGATGCTGTTCTAGAGCTGCCAGCGGCTTGATTGCCTCCAAATATAGATGGCAAAGCACCAGAAACAAATTGTCCTAATTCTTGTATAATTCTATAGAAGTTAAACACCTCCGGTGAGAGACTTGCGTGCGGAGATGTATAAAAAGATTCTCCAATATTCTTAGTTCCACTAGTAGGTTTAGTAGGAGTTATTGTCCCAGGCATTGCCTCTATTTGACGTTGGGCATTAAAATTGACAATAGCTGGGTCAGCCCATGTCTGAGCAATCCCATGTTCAATAGTCTGTAGTGTAAGTGAGATAAGATCATTAACAATATCTTGTACATTGGTTAATAGCTCCCCTAAAGGATCATGATTTAAAAAATCAGACATTGGATTTTCAGTTAATGTCCAATGATCATCTAGGCTTTCATTCTCATAATCAGCAGGAATATCATTAACCATTACAAACTTAGCACCATCAGGAAATAGTTTCTTTAATCTCTTATAATCTTCTTCCGGTAAGATATTAAACGATGCCGGTCGGAGCCAGCAATTCTTAACAGTTACTTGTTCATCTGGGAACTCTCCGCGATATTGTGTATTAAGACGACCATACTGTTCATATGGATCATTAACTCCAGTATTACTCCATCCACCGTGAGGAATCTTCTCTCTCAGCCCCGGATGACATTCCAAAGCATTAGCCCAATGAGTTTCGTAACTAAAGAACAAATATGGAGTATCTTTTTGTTTCTTAGCGTAATTGGCAATCTTAATATACAATCCACCATAGACTTCTAGACAAATTCTAGTTTTAGGTTCTTTCGTCATACCAACTAAACGAGGAACAATTAGCTTTGTTTTCTGTAAATCCTTGTCTAATTGTACTCCGCACTCTAAACAGATTGGACCTTCCTCTAAAGCATTCTTAATATCTACATCGTCATCATCTGGACCAAACTCATTCAGCTCTTCATTAGAAAATGCTTCGTCTGGCGCTCTCGCGCCGCAATTAGAACAAACGTAAGCCTGAACTTCTTCATCCTTAAACTTAGGTTTATCATATGTTCCATATTCCTTATCGGCTTTAGGATAACTATAACAGGCAATTGGACTTTCTGTGCAGAAAATATAAAGAGAATGGAGCCACAAGAACATTACATCATTATGCTTATAAACTAACTCTGCGATCTTATCACCAGCTTTAGCTGTGCTGATATCAAGAGGATTCTCTGCATCATCTGGAACACAGTTAATGGCAGGAATCTGTATGCTGAGAGCGGCTATAATAGTTTCTAAAAATGCTTTGAAGATATTAACAGGCTTATCATAATAACCCTGGTCAGTATCTGTAGCATTAATATCTTGATTATATATTTTATAATCCTGAGCAGATTCAGACCAATAGATTTGAGAGAAGTTATTCCAGTAAAGCTTTAATCTACGATAATGACGTATTTGTCTTTCCCGTGTTAAACGGTCCTCTTTGTCGAAGTGATCTGCAACAGTTTTTAAAAGGCCAGAAATTTCATCATCCAGCCTTTTAGTTTTTTCTCCTGCCATTATCCGAACTGCTTTCGAGAAAACATAGATTTCTTACTAAAACCATTAGATTTCTTACCTACAACTTTAGACATCATCTTATCAAACTCTTCAATAGATGGAGAAATACCTGAGGACTTCATATCTCCTGTTAACTTCTGGCTCATGCCCTTCTTAAATTTCTTACCAATCCTAAGATCCTTACCTGTCTTTCCTCTCTTAGAACCAAACATCTTATGTTCTACAAGATGCTGCTTCGATATACGAGTAGGAAGATTCTTTAACAGACCATGTCCATTCCTAAGATTATTATGGTCGCTAAAAGCTAGAGATGAACTATTGAATGCTGCCATATTTTAGCTCATTACTACAGCATGTGATCCGCCAGGATTAGCAACGATAGTATAAGTTAACGTAGTCATTGGAGTAAGTGGGAAATAGAAAGATCCAGTTACATCAACAATATTAACTGAACCATCAGTATAATCAAAATTTACATATTTAACATCGTTGAATTGTTTAGCCACATTATTTCCATTAATATCTTTTGCAGTAACTTTAACAGTAGCTTTAAGAAGAGGAGAGTTTGCCATTAGTCTTCCACCTTCTCTACCATCTTAGTATTGAGAGTATAAGAACTAGTATATTTATTCTCTGGAGGCATCTTCTCAACTGTTTCTACATTGCAATTACAATAATCAGAAGTAGCCCGAATACTCTTAATAACACAAGTGATAGTCACTTTATCATCAACTTTGAGCAGCTTGCCATTCTTGTCGTGCATTATTCAATCCTACGTTGAAATGACGATAACAGTTGCACCAGCAGTAATAGTCCAAGTAAGAGTAGCATTCGCTGAATAATCATAATAAGTAATACCACCAGAACCTTGGCGTGTAATCTTAATCCAATTCCTAAAAAAATCAACTTCAATATTAGTAACATCAGTAAATATTAACGACGTTACAGCAGTTCCTGGACCAGTGGAACCTGTAATCGTTACCTTAGCTGGAGCTGTGTTTGCCATTCCTTAAGCCTCTTTCTCTTCGATGCCAAGTTCATGTTCTAAACCTTCTACCGTAATATTCTCTATAACACCAATAGTTCTAGGATTATCAGGCATTCCTATATGTTTCTTCTCCCTGAGAATTTGAGCTTCTTGTCTATCTTTCTCTTCTAATGCCGCTCTGCGACGAGCAAAACTCCCGCTAGTTGTTGCTATTGGCTGTAATTCTATAGGAGGAGCTTCATAGACCTTCGGTCTAACAATAGACAAGAGAGTCTCAGTTAGTTGCTTTTTCTCAGATCTCTCAAACTCTAATTGCTCTTTAAGAGTCTGGCAGGATTTGCATGTATCAAAATTTTTAATTCCAAGTAGATGAAGAAGGAGTCTAATCATTGCGAAAGAATCTCCAGCACGAGATATCAATAGTCCACTTCTTAGTTAATATCCAAATAGTTCCATCTAAACCTTGGCGGAGCCGAATCAATGAACTCTCCTAGCGAATCTACTCCGTCGAGAAACAGGGATACAATCACTAATTGTCATCATATTCTGTTTCTCAATATGCTCTAGGCGTCGATAATAAGAAGTCATATCACCATTAATGTGCAGAGAGTCAATAATACTCTGTCTCTTTTCAGCAAAACTCAGATTGCCAATTTCGCCTGAAATAAATCTCTTAGCTGCTTTACAGAAATAGCGAAGATCATCGATAGGATCATCGCCTTCAAATTCAGCAATATCTTCAATCTTCTTATCATCATAGATTGCCATTGGAATAGTATCAATCAAAACCTTACATTCCTCAAAGATTTGTAATATTGGTAGGTTCTCTTCTTCAGGTTCATCATAAAATTGTTTCTTATAGTTCTCTAATGCTGCTGGACCGTAATTCCTATAAATCTCTTGAGCTACGCTCATATCATAGAATTCATTCTTAGCTCTTAGGCTTTCTTTCTTTTCCCAACGAAGAAAGTCATGAATGAGCTGTAATCCTGCTACTCGACTTCCTGCATTATTCTCACTGGAACTAGGAACAAGATCAGAGTATTTTTGGAATTCATCTGCGATAAGCTCACCACCACGATTTTGCCAAGCGCTACCGCACAATACGGTATGCACTGGCTGTTCATTGTGTTCATTATGAATTATTCTTATCTCTGATGCCCAGTATGGAATATCTCTTCCATACCAAGCCCTCTCTCTGTAAATGTAAACTTTATGGTTCGGTGCAATTGCTCCCCACATCGCATAGCACATTGCACGTTTTCCCCAGTCAATAGACAATATTCTCGGCCACCATTCAGGTATTTGAAATGATTTAATAACGTGCAGTGCGTTATCTGGCTCACCAGAAAAGCGCATTGGCCTAAAGGTTGTGAATACTGATCCCTTATAGGCATGCCAATCGCCATATCTTTTTGCTCTATACTCTGCCTCAGATGTTACTTTGAGGATTTCGAGCTTCTTAACATATAGCGGATCATATTCCATTCCATAAGGGTTATCCTCTGCTTTAGCTGGAATGAATATCCTAGTTAATCCTGTATTAACATCCTTAATAATCTTTAAACCTTCTTCATAAGGTCTAACAAATCTGTTATAAACAAATGTCTGTCCTATCCCACCAGGGTTAGAACCATTCCTTACAATAGCAATATTAAAGCTGCTACTAGGGCGGACACGAGAACCAACCATATAGTGATAAGGATAGGATGAAAAATGGGTGAGCTCATCGAAGGCACAATAATTATACTGAGAACTATCATACTGAACAATATCACCCGCGTGCTGTACATGGCCAAAGTCTTGATAGGAATTAAACTCTTGCCATTCCCAGGAGTGTTTTTGTTCATTGTATTTAGCTCCTGTTTTAGGGTAGTATTCTTTGGATAGTCGTATAATCTCTCGTTCAAGATCGGGGAATTTATTCCTGAGGATAATTCCTTTATATCCTCTAAACTTGTAAAATCCTCTAAATAAGGGTAAGAGTGTGAGAATCCAGCTCTTCCCACCATATGCTGCTCCGCCATACAAAGCTTCAAAGATTTCATCAGGAAGAGTTAAAAGCTGTTCCTGAACAGGATGTGGTTTGATATTCTTATCTCGAATAAAGTCTTCATATAATCCATTGCCTGGGTCGGAAGATGTTATTCCATTAGCTAGAGAGATTGGCATTATCTCCCGTCAGATATCCTAGCTTCGAGATGTCCAATTAATCTTTGAACATCTCCAACTAATCTTAGAAGTAAATCATCTTGCTTTTCCATACGAGCAGTATGAATCAACAAAGCATCTGCATGAATTTTAATAGTAGCCTCAAAAGAAGATATACGGTTATTAAATAGATAATACATACGTACTATACCTAACCATCCTCCCACAAGCATAGTGATGATGGTTAAAGCATTCCCTAGTGTAATTGTCCAATCGAATACAGGCATTCTAGTAACTCTTCATGTCTTCTAATATTTGTGAGAGCATCCCATTCCCCCCGAAAAAATTGTCATCAACTGACAAATGCTCCTGTGTTTCCAGCCGGCAAACGGCGGACTTTAAAATAGCTATTAATTAATGGAGTAGCAGTTCCGGCACTCATTGTTAAACGAAGTCTTGTATTTGATGCTCCATTACCAGCCGTTAACACTACATGGATATTAAATATATGTGTAGCTACGTTTGCTTCTGAACCTGTCACCGGAAATGCTGTAGAGGTCGAGGACACAGTATTAATACCAGCATATTGAGGAGTTCCCACTGCTCCAATACCAGCAATAGGAGAGCCAACATACTCTCCAGTAATACTAGCTAACGGTGTTGCTGCTGTAACAATAGTCCAAGTAGCTGTTCCCGCCGTAGCTTGAGAGAATTGACAATACCATTCAATTTCATATACTCCATTAGCTACTAATGGTATTCCAGAACCAGTAGTCCCAAAAAAATCAGCTGTTGCCGTTATTCCTGAGCCTGAACCAATTAGCCTGAAATAATTCCAATCATCTTCAGCTCTACGTCCATTAATTGTATCAACAGTATTATAAAATGATACCGCATCATTCTCTACCGCATCTACTGTAGCTGCTGATAATAGAATTCCATGCCTAAGAATTATTGGAGCAACTGATGGTCCATTAGCTGCTGTTGTTATTGCTGCACTAGCTGTTGCGGCTACAAATGATATATTTCCTAATATAGTAAAAGTTCCTCCGCTCGTCAGCGTCGCTGGATACGTCGTCCCTCCCCCATTCAACGAGTTTCCAAACTTCAGCAGTCCTGATGGAGTCGTTCCACTAACAGGAGCACTATATATAAACCACTGGTCTGTATTATTTGCTGCCGTTGCAGTTGTATTCCATACGTTATCATTGAAATATAAACTAGGAGATATTTGAACTGGAACACCGGCAGTAGCAAGAGTAGGATTAGTAAGACTAAAACCAGCAGTAGGTGTAGTAATAAGATTTGGTAATGAAAGAATTGTTGCTCCAGTAATAGTTCCACCAACAAATACAATCTGTAAATTACCACTTGCATCTGTTACTAATCTAGCGTTAGCAAATAATCCCGGTTGGCTAACTGGACTAACCTGAGCATATGCTTTTACTAATAAAGAATTATTAGCATCAGTTAGAATCCTAATCTGATCAACAGTTCCACTCTGTTGCTGGGCTTTGCCCACAAGACCAAATGAGAATATTATTAAAGCAATTAATATCTTCTTCATCTTAGTAACTCTTCGCACCTTCATATGTTACTGTCACAGAAGGAGCACCGCCACCAGCTATTGTAGTTGATATACGAGCGCGGAGGAAATTAAATACACCAGCTTCATTAATAACTAAATCAGTAGCCGCTACCACTGTAACAGGACCACCACCAACTTGTGCCCATGTTCCAGAATAATCATATTCATTAGCTGTTTCGAGTTGAACAGCTCCAGATGTTACAGCGGCAGCAGTCTTAATAATAATAGTATGGTTTCTAAATGATGGAGGAACTGCTATGATTCCACTACCTGTAGTTAATGCAGTTATAAGATCAACAGGAACTCCGCTCATTGCGGCTACTGGAGTTGTCATAAAGAAGGTTGTCCGTTTCCAAAACTTGTGAAGCCATAATTAGCACCGTAATTTGCTGCTAATATAGCATCTTGGGATGTTGCCTGTT